GCTCTGCGCCATCGAAGGCGCAGCAGTGCCAGAAGACTGTTCGCCTCTGACATGAAGTTCGTGTCGCTGTTCGCTGGTGTTGGCGGGTTCGATCTCGGCCTGGAACGTGCAGGGCACGAGTGCATTGCCCAGGTTGAGATCGACAAGCATTGCCGCACCGTGCTGGACAGGCACTGGCCCGACATACCGAAGCATGATGATGTGAGGACTGCCATTGAGTTCGCTGACACCATCGGACTTGTGGGACGAACCGACCTTGTTTGCGGAGGGTTCCCCTGCCAGGACGTATCCGTCGCAGGAAAGCGAGCTGGACTTGCCGGGGAACGTACCGGCCTCTTCTGGGATGCACTCGCTTTCACGACGCATGTCCAAGCAAGATGGCTCCTCTTGGAGAATGTCCCCGGACTGCTTACGTCAAATCAGGGACGCGATTTCGGGACAATCCTCCTTGCATTGGACGACGCAGGGTTTTGTCATCTGGAGTGGCGGGTGCTTGATTCGCAGTTCTTCGGAGTCCCCCAACGTCGCCGTCGCGTCTTCCTTATCGCAAGTGCTTCTATCCCAGGCAGACGACCGCTACTTGTTGAGCGAGAAGGCAGCGTCTGGGATCCTGCGGAGAACCGAGGAGCGGGGTCACCCCCTACCGGAGCGGCTACGGGAAGCTCTGATCAGAGTCGTGCAGACTCGCCAGTAGTAGTGGACTTCCGACACAGCACGATCAATGCAATGGTGTCGCCCACGTTGCAGGCCAAGAACTCTGGCGGCGTGTCCCTCAACTATCTACCGGGTGTCATTCAAGATGTGTGAGGAGACGTGCTGCAACTGTGGAAACGACATCGGGCCTTGGCACCTGTGTACTGATTGCCTGGAGGATCTAAGTGGAGTGGTGGACAAAGGGCAGACGAGCCATGTCGGAGACAGACCACGAGACGTGGAACGTTGAAGGTGTTTGCCCGACATTGAACGCCTTTGACAACGCCACGGAGACAAGGGCCACCGTGCTTGCCAGTAACGCAACATGTGTCCGACGCCTCACACCTATCGAGTGCGAGCGCCTCCAAGGATTCCCTGACGACTGGACTGCCGGCCTAGCCGACTCCCACCGCTACAAGCAGATGGGTAACGCCGTCACTGTCAACGTCGCCCACTACATAGGGAGCCTGCTCCCAGATGCGTAGCCTCCACCGTGCCGTCAAGGCAGGCAACAAGATCGCAGCCACCCTGCCCAACGTGTACCAGTCCCTGGCGGCACGCCAAATCCACCTGCGTCGTGGAGAAATCACGATGCTTAGTGGTCCCCCCGGTGCAGGCAAGTCCACCCTCGCGCTGCACTGGGCATTACAGGCACAGAGGCCCACGCTGTATTTCAGCGCGGACACGCACGAACACACAATGGCGCTGCGCCTCGCATCCATGATCACCGACGTTGACCAGTCCCAGGTGGAACCCATGATGGCTGACTCTGAGTGGGCAGGCGAAGTACTCGCTCAGGCGAAGCACATCCGCTGGTGCTTTGAGTCTGCACCATCCTTGTCTGACATCGAGCTGGAGATTGATGCGTTCGTGGAACTGTACGGGCAGTACCCCGAACTCGTGGTCATCGACAACCTGATCGACTGCACGCATTCGGATGGTGACGCTTGGGAATCCCTGCGTTCCCTGCTCAGGGAATTCAAATGGTGGAGTCGGGAGACATCCGCTGCATTCCTAACGTTGCATCACACGTCGGAGGGTGTTTCCGGTAACCCTGCCCCGCCACGATCAGCGATCATGGGGAAGCTCGCCCAGACCCCAGCTTGCATCCTTACCGTGACGAACTCCAACCCTGGATTCCTCGGGGTGTGTGCGGTGAAGAACCGTTACGGCCCGGCTGATCCTTCCGGTGGTGTGGTGTCGTGGCTTGTGTATGAGCCGGCACGCATGCACATCGCCGACTTGGAGACACGATGAGTGACGCATCCGCTAAGGCTCGAGCGAACAAGCGCAAAGGCGCAGGGTTCGAGATCGACCTAGAAAACTTCTTCCGATCCAAGTTCCTCCAGATCATGCGCCTAGTACGACGTGGCAAGGACGACGAAGGGGACGAGGTCATCCGTGTCCACGACCTAGCAGTCGTGATCGAAGCGAAGAACGAAAAGAGCATTGACCTCAGCGGGTACATGCGGGAAGCAACCGAAGAAGCATTGCGTTGGGAAGCAAGACACGTACACGACCCCAAGCCAGCATCCCTCGTCATCGGTGCCGCCGCCATCAAGCGGCGCAACCACCCCATATCCAAGTCCTACATCGTGATTGAGGCTGAAGACTTTGCAGAACTCCTCCTATTCATACAGAAGCGGTGACCTATGGGCGGTGTTAACGAAGTACGGATGGCAGTTACCGACACCGAAACGCGGATGGCAAACAGTGCGGTGTGGCTTTCACCCGGACAAGACGCCATCGTGTCGCGTGTCGAACGACACCGGGGGTATCACGTGTTTCAGTTGCGGTTTCAAAGGGGATCTGGTTGCTGTTGTAAAAGAGTACGAGGGGTGTGGGTGGCGTGAAGCTTACCGACGCTGCGAGGAGATTACTGGAGGAGACAGTCACCCGGTATCAACTGGATCTGGAGCAGGTCGCCCCGTATCTGAAGGCAAGAGGTTTCAGTCACGAGGCGGCGACTACGTTCCGGCTCGGCTACGTGAGCGGTGAACATGCTGGCGACAGCGACTACACCGGCAGGCTCGCCATCCCCTACCTGACACCCGCTGGTGTCGTGGACATCCGCTACCGATCTCTCACCCCGGACGGCCCGAAGTACCTGTCACGTCCAGGCGCGAAGACGAAGCTCTTCAACGTGAAGGATCTCCTCATCGAGTCCCCAACCCTGTACGTGACGGAGGGTGAGGCTGACTGCATCACCGCTTCAGCCATGTGTGGACTGCCTACCGTCGGTGTGCCTGGTGCGAACAATTGGGCGAACCATTTCAAACTGCTGATGGCTGACTACAACCGGGTCATCGTGATGTGCGACGGGGATGAGGCTGGTCGCCAATTCGGGAAGACCGTGTGCAAAGAGGTCGATACGGCTGTGGCGGTGTCGATGCCCCCAGGCATGGACGTGAATGACGTGTATGTGTCGGCAGGCCGTCAGGCCGTGATCGAAATGGTGATGGTGTGAATGCTCCCTCAGGACTGGGAACTACTGCTCAGGCAATTGCAAGAGATGGGTTTGAGTGTTGTGAAGGTGGACAAGGCCAGGTATCTGGTCACCGTGTTCGTGCCACCACCGAAACGATGAAGCCCATTAATGCTGAGCTGGCGACCGAGGCTGTGCGCCTGGTCACGGGTGACAGGCAAGCCGCCTATGACCATCCGTCCGTGAACTTTCAACGGATCGCGGACCTGTGGTCCCCCATCCTAGGTGTTCGGGTGACCCCGCAGCAGGTGGCGTTGTGTTCCGTGCAAATCAAGATCGCTCGAGAGATCCACGCCCACAAGGCCGACAATCTTACCGACGCAATTGGCTACCTGCTGTGCCTGGATGCGTGCATTGATGGATAGCTCGGACTTCCCTGACGTGTCGGAGATGGTGGATCCCATCGTTAACGTGCATCTGGTCAGTGGGCATGTGATCAAGATGGCGCAGGTGTCCATCGTTGAGATCGCGAAACGACTCGAGCAGCACGGGTTCGTGTACCTCTCAGACGGAGAGGGGGCGTATGCAGTTTTCTTCCATCATGGAGTGGCGGCACTGACCGTGCCAGTAGCGACAGAGCGCGACACGTAACTAATTGGAGACACGAAACTATGCGCCGAATCTACGTGATTAGTGATTTGCAAGTACCGTACTGCGACCGTAAAGCGGTCGATGCCGTAGCCCAATGCATTGAAGACACCAAAACCAAGGACGACATGGTCGTCAGCGTCGGTGACGAGATGGATTTTCAGACCATCAGCAAGTACGCGCAGGGCACGGAGTTGGAGTGGGAACGCAGCATCGGCAAGGATCGGGATCTCACGCATCAGATCCTCAAGGATCTTCAGGTGCAGCACATCTCGAGATCGAACCATTGTGATCGGTTGTGGTTGTCGATCACGCGCAGGCTTCCGGGCCTGCTCGGTGCCCCCGAATTGGAGTTGGAGAACTTCCTACGCCTCCCCGAATTGGGAATCACGTATCACAAGAAGGCTTTCAAGATGGCCCCGAACACCCTGCTCATGCATGGTGACGAGGCTGGT